TCAACACAAATCCTACAGATGCAGTTCCACCACCAAACGAACTACCTGTTATTGCTATACCAATCCTATTCCCGACAGCTAATGCTGAAGTAGATAAATTGATACCGAGAGTGAACACTCCTGCCGTTGAAGCACCTTCTACTGCTCGTTCGTGAATAATGTTATAAGCTACCAATCCTCCAGTTCCTGAAGCGTTTATACCGATCGCCACCGTGCAACCATTTTGAGCCATCACATAATTGTTGGTGATTACAGGGAATGTTCCATTCGGCACTGATATTCCGGCTACAGCAGCAGAAGCAGCACCTGTTCCTACTAAAATTACATTACTGTCAAAATTAGAATAACCACCAGCCGCAGCGCCACTACATACTATTCCTCCGCCAGTTCCGGTCGCTGAAGTATAGACGTGAACTCTATTGTGATGGATATTCAATCCGTACCCAGACACCGATCCATCTGTGCAGTATATTCCATAATAATCAGTCGCTGTGTTGATATAAATTCCAGCAATTTCTATTCCGCCTGAAGATGTAGTAATAGCGTGGAATGCTTTGCCCCTTGCATCTAACCTACAAAGATTCATACAACCAAGATTTGCCATATTTCCCAACCCAATCAAATGAACACCCTTTTTGGACATTGCGATTGTCGCAGTTAAGGTATAATTACCGTCATCTGGCATTAAAACCACATAATCGCCCCTATGTAAAACACAAGAACTCAATGCGGCATTGATCGCCAGATCAGCAGCAGCAGTCGTTGCAGGATAAAGAATGGCAGAACCGTCATCATACGTAAGACCGCCAAACTTCCTGTTTAATTCTGCAAAAGCTGCGGTATTAGCAGTCCGGCAAACGATATAGACATTGCCGATCCCGCCAAATATCCCTGATTTAAACAAGTCCTCTTTTACAGCACTCGCTAAATCACTTGCAAATTTACTCATTGTTTTTTTGGAGGATCGCCACAGAAGGGTTAGCTTTCCCTGACGATCCTCGATTAGCTTATTTTTAATTAACTTAACCTACTGCAATCCTGATACTTGACTACCCAAGACATAACCAACTTAACTGCTCATTTACAATGTTTATGCTGGTATCAAGTCCAAGCGTAAAACCATCTGCTGCAACGGTGATACCGTTGGTTGTTACGATGGTTTTATCTCCTGCCGCAGCAGTCTTTACCGCGCTTGCCGCAGCCATTCCTTCATACCACTCGAAAGTTACCGCGCTTGCCGCGACATTCTGAACTTTCACGTATCTCGGTTTAAAACCAAGAGTGATTTTGAAAGCGGCTGCAGTTGTAACTTCAATATATCTTCCAAGCGCAACATTGTTTACACTGGCTGGATGTTGACTTTGGGTACTTGTTGCTGTCATTTTTTTATTCCTATTTATTTTATTCCCTTGACCTTTTATTGGAGTTGCCTGTTCGACTCGTCAACCCTTAAAGGATGAGCTAAAACCTGCCTTTCGGCTTCCATTTTAGCCATTATCACATTAGCCACCTGTTCTGGAACATCCACGTAAACTCCTTTTGTGATGTTAAGACGGTAGCCATTAAGGATGACGCTTTCCGTTACTCCAAACTTCTCGTCTGGCATTAACGGAATAAGAATCCTGACTTTAGGCTGTACTGCTAACGCTGCTTTCATTATTTCAGCCTTACTTCCTACGGGAATATGGCCTTCTTTAAGACCTGCTTGAGAAACGTCTGCAGAAGGGGTTTCCTCCACTTTTCTTTCTTCTGCAGGGTTAAAAGGCGGAACTTCAGGTGGAAATCCCAATGGAACTTCCGGCGGAGCTTCTAGTGGAACTTCAGGTGCTACTGTTACAGTTGAAGTTACTTCGCTCGGAGCATCCGACTCATCTCCTTCCACTTTCAAAGCCTTAATAAGTTCCGCTCTCTCAAGGGTTTCCCAGTTAGGAACTCCCTTTTCTCTCGCCATTTCCCTATATTCTGCTGTTTTTTTTGCTGGCATAATCTATCAGACTATTTAGTTATTAAGATACAGCGTGATAAATTACGACCATAAAGCTCTCATTCAATATCTTTGCTACGAAAGTTGCTTTCCAACCTGAAGTCTGTCTCTGATCCAAAGGATCTGAAGTTCCTGCTGAACCCAATGGCTTTACAATGTTTTTCATTGCTTCTCCTGAAATTCTGCTGATTCCGTAAGCTTCCTGACCAAGAATAATTGTCCTGTAAACATCAATCGAACCGACTCCGACATCTTCGGCGTAGTAGCAGTTTGTTGACTCAACAAACCTTACTTCATCCAATGCTCCGACTTCTCCTTCCATTGCTTTTTTCTGTCCGTATTCTTCAACCCTGATAAATCCGGCAACATTCTTCAAGTCATAGGTCGCGTTCGGATGGACGAGACCGATATAGCAGGAACTAACTGGAGAAGTGTTGAATCCGTCTGACGGATCAATCATTGAAGTAATCTTTCTAGCTTTATTCGTTTTCAAAGTCTTAACAGATTCCTGAATTTCAGCTTTTGTGAGCTTCATTCCTGCGGCAACCGTTGCTTCGGTAGTGGCAGTGGATGCAAATTGCTGGGTAGTACCGGCAATTAAAACATTTCTTGTCAGTTGATCAAGAGTGTCTCCGGCTTGCAAACCAAGCAATTCTGCTGTTTCAGTTAAGACCGGATCTAAAGTAGTGAACAAAAGCTTATCAGTGAGAGTTACGTAATCTCCATCAAATTTGTTACTCGCCTTTCGGCAGAGCAGGTCATTGCTGCCTGCTTCTCCATATCACTATGGAGTTCAGAATATCGCTTCACCCTTTCGGGTGTCCTTTCGCTTATTTCGTTGCGGGTGCTTCAATGGTTGAGGTTTCTAACTTTTTGAAAGATAGCCTCTCGCCATTGTAGTTCCTTTTTAGGAAGTCTTTTATTCCTGCGAAAACCAGTCGTTTGACTTTTTTCACAGAATTTTATAACCAATTCTGCCTGTTTTCTTTTGACTATCAAATAAGGCAAAAGTGGTTTTAAGATTATGGGCAATTTCTGATTACCAGAAGTTCCCCATCTATAAAGTAACTTTCTATCAGGAACGCACTCTATTCTCATTTTAGCCCCGAATACTTTAACGAGAAGTTGAATAACTTTTTTATCAGTCATTCCTACACTAATCGCTCCACTATACTTCAAATTCCAATTACTATTTCTTGGTTTCGTGCGATTAATTCGTATTGTTCCCTCTCCATCAATTATTCCTGCCAAATAAGAGTATAAAGTCGCTTCCCTCTGATTGTCTTGTATGTTTTTCATATCTCTACTATACCACCGCAGAGATATACATACAAGAGTTTCCAGTATCCCCAATCTCCTTTCAAAGAACTATTTGTTGAGATTGAGAAATCAGAAAGGATTTAAGCACAGCTATAAGATTAACTGTGCCACAGTTGCTGTAACGTCTGTTATAGCTAACTGCGAACCAGACGGAGTTACTCCTTCGCTCAAAGCAGTCGTAGCTGCTGAAAGCAAAGTATATCTCCTGAACTTTATCGCTGCTGTATTGTTTCGGGGTAAATCCCGAACTTGCGCCCATTTGGTATGAAGCAAAAGGGGCGTAGCTTTCATCAATAATCTCCTGTCGTAAAAATAATTTACCGCAGGGGTTACCTCTGAAGTTGTTGTATTAGCCAAAGTTTTGTACCAATACATTCTTATAAGCTATTAACGATAAAAAACCGTTAATAAACTATCAAAGAACTGTTAGGCATTTTTTAATTTATTAACTAACGACTATTTTTTGACTTGTCCCGTCCTGACTTTATGAGCAAGTTCCTCCACTTCTTTATCAGACATCTTCCTGACATCCGGTATCCCTTCCAAATCACTTTCATCAATATCCCTTCTCTGGCTTCCTCCCAGTTCGTTTTCTCTCGCTTCCTTATCAACGTCCTCTTTTGAAGCAGAAGATAACTTCTTCCCTGCTAAACCCAAGAATATGAACTCAACGGGTACGTTCTTATAGGCATCGTGCTGGGCGTAAGTTTCCACCTTTTTCCTTAATTCGGAAACAAGGCTTTTAGGATATTTCTCATAAAGAGAAGTTATATCCTGTTGAATCTGATTGCGATCAAGCACTTCTGCCATCGGGTTCAGCCGATCCGTCAATTCCTCATTCAACGCCCTTCTCCCTGCCGAAGTAAGTTCTTCGCCTGTTGCACTGCCGCTCTCGTCAATCTCGTCAAACTCGTCTTTTTTATCTGTCAGTTTTTCTATCTTCTTCTGCTGGCGCTGAATGATAAAATCTTTTGGAGATAATCTCACGGGAGGCGAATCGTCCTCCACTTTTGGCTTTATCTCGGTGTCCTTTTTTAAAGATTCACCGGCATCCTTAATTTGGTCTGGCATATTTGTCTTTTACTCGCCACTCAACAAGAGAAATGCCGAAACTCCTTCTTGTGGCGGATAGTTCTCGGCGCTACGACTTTTAATAGATTAGCGCCGGCAAATAAACTCCTTTTTAAGGGAGTAGAAAAGTTCCTATAATGCTGTCGTTTCTGGTTTATAGGGAGTCATCTACTCCCTCTGACTTAAAAATATGGATCAAGGTTAGGCGGAAATACCTCTTTGTCTTTATATTGTGTAATCAGGTCATCCGGCATATCCCTTAACCTTTCACACGCATCGTGCAGGTCTTGCAAACTTCTCAAAGTTTCGTCCTCGTCCCATTTCAACTTTCCAAACATCTTCAATTCAGTTTTTCTCATATTCTCCTCCATAGCTTTGACTATAACCTTCAAA